GGGATTCAGCAATTGGATTAGCACCACGGGATTTAACAATGAAATCCAAAGCGATATCATGTTTAACCTCGTCTTTAACGTTCGACTCAAGAAGTGTCCTCGCTGACTGCGGGACTTCTTTCTCCAAGCCTTGTGTAATAAATTCTCCAACTGGTAGCTCCATATGACGTATTGCCAGAGCTCTGAGGATGGTTTCTTCAGCACCTTCTTTTACTTTTCCTTTTGTAGGTTGGACGGGTGTCCAAGTTCGTTTTCTATTTAATAATTTTTCGTAGGGGTTCATTGTTCGCAGTCACATTCAATTTTCATTGCTGGATCCGGTTTGAAATTAGGATCAGGTTCCCTACTAAATATTTCTCCTAAATAATTATCAACCTCTAATTCATCTAAGGCTGCATAAGCGTCCGTTTTATCTTGAACGTCGCTCATTACTTGAAGACTGTAGTAGAGCGAAGTTTGTGGTGATTTTAACCACTCTTCGATAAATGCCTCATCATATATCACCATGTCACTCCAAGAATTGAAGCTATAGCCATGAAGCAATCCGGTTCTTTCTAGCATAATCATGATTTGATCTGCTACTCGTTTATATGTCTCCCATCCAACCTCGGATGCGATCTCTACGTTGCCATATTCAACTTTTTCTATTCCAAATTCACCTGAATCTCTATCCACTGTTTTTGAAATAGGTGGAGCAATCTCTGGTGTGGCAGTGAAGCCATGAAGATCTTTACTTCTATATGAACAACTGGCAGTTGGAGCTATAGCAAATGCTCTAACCATGTTGTTTTCTCTTGCTACATTAGCTGCTTCTTGTACGCCCAGAAAAAGTTCGCGGGCAGCTAATCCTGCGTAACCTTCGTAACTCTCAGCATTGTTAGTTGCTTCAAGAGCTTCGCCAAACTGGGCGTAAGTTATGTTGTTGTTTGCCAAAAAGTTGGCTAGACCTAAAAGTCCGAATCCTACTTGCCTATCGATATCTGGCGCAAGGTACTCTCCAGACTTGTCAATCCCTGTCCTACCATGGAGCTGACACAAATCGGACATGCCTTCACGCATACCTTTGCGTATGTCGCCGATACGACAGGCTGACAAATTAAGGTGCTGTAAGAGGCACGTTCCGCGTGAGGGCAAGTAAACCTCAAGACAGACGTTGCTCCAGATTCTGTTTCCGTCATTGTCATATTTTATTTTGTTAAGCCAAATGTCTCCTTTGGCAATTCCTTTAATAATTGCTTCTTTGACTTCAGGTTTGAGTAAAAACCAGTCGGCTTTGTTAAGGTCGACGCATCTTTTAACCCATGGGAGTTCGTTTCGGGAGACTTGCACGAACTCAAGAATGTCGGGGTGAGTAATATCAAGATGGAGGACGCAAGCACCGTTACGGTACGTCCCTCCGCGCCTAAGTATTTCATTTAATGTTGAGTAGATTTTTGCGAATGATGTTGGTCCTGATGCAACCAAAGTATCAGGTCCTTTATTTGTTTCTGTTCCTTTGGGTCTAAGCTTCGACAGGTGGACTGCGACTCCTGCCCCAAAGCGTAGAGCATGCGATACAAATCTCCAGCTTGCTTCGATTCCATTTGGTCCCTCCATTGAGTCTTCAACTACAAAGACAGTGCATGACACCGGTAGACGTGAGGTGGGATTGTCAATCCATTGCTGGACTCGACCAGTCCTAGCTATGATGTTTGGTTCTGTATTCAATTTCATTTAATAAATAATGGGCAGCTTTTTTTAAATCTTTTAAGTCGTCGTCTTTATATCCAGCTCGACATACATATTTGACTACGTTTCCAAGGTGATAGTTCAGGGATTGATCTCTTATGAAATCCCATACTTCTATGTTTCCTCTCTGGTAGTAATCAGGACCTTCGTTTTTTTGCTTCATGTAACAGGGGTGAAATTAAATTATTTAATTTGAAAACTTGCTCTTGTAACATCATGTATAGTTCCATCATTGTTTCTTTATCTATCTCATACAGAGCTAACTGTATCTCTCTCATTTCCAGATCTTGATGGAGGGTCAATTTGGTACTGTCCCACAGGCTGCCAGAGGATTGGTTCTCTTTTTTCATGGTCGTAGTCGTCAGTTGTAAGTATTCTTGCGAGCCTTGCATTAACAAGAGCATCTTCTTCAGTCATTCCTTTTTCTTCAAAGGTCTCAACGACTGCTTTCCATGTGTATCCTTTTTCTTCAAAGATTTTCTCTGCTTTTTTTACACCTATTCCGGGAACGCCTGAGTATCCATCAGTATTATCTCCAGCCATAGATTGTATTAGATGCCACCTTGCTCCTTCTTCTGGAGAGATAGTAACAGTTTCTTTGAAGTCATATAACTTACCGGGAATTTGTCTCATGTCCTTGTCTGGAGAGACAATAATATTTCCCGGATACTTGGTTGCATAAATCCCTAACGCATCGTCAGCTTCAAGTGTATCTTTAAGGATAACTTTATATGTTTTTTTTAGTTCCTGTATGACACGTTTGAATCCACAGGGCTTTTTTCGTTGTCGATGACCCTTGTATTCGGGCAGAATTTTTTTCCTAAAATTATTAGGGCTTGTAAAAAACAATACTAAATCTTCATCGAAAAACGAACCAAATTCTGTTTGTATTTTGGCTAAATCTCTTTTAACGCATTTCATAGCGTCAGAGAAATTAGAAGTAACAACTATTACGTCATCACCAAAATCCATTTCGGTTTCTGCTGCTGCACAGCATTTATAGACTATATAGTCGCAATCAATTAATAATTTCATATTTAATGCACGTCATGCCATGTAAGCCCTTCTTTTGCTTCGGCTGCTATGGGACAACGTAGTTGGTAATATTCTCCAGCCAATACTGCTGATTCTTCTAATATTTTCATCATTTTTTCTGCATGTTCCGGCTTGCATTCATATTGCAATTCGTCATGCACAAAAGCTAATTGATGATTGTGAAAGTTAAAGCTATCAGCTATAACCATCCATCTTTTAGCAACAATACCAGCACTACATTGAAGGAGGTAATTTAGTGCTTTGTGCGGGCTATCGACCAGCACTCGTCTTCCGTCACATGCCAGCAAGAACCCATTAGCAGACTTAGCTGCCACCGCTCCCAAAAGTTCAGACAATCCTTCGATTGCAGATACAAAAGCTTTTCGGATTTCGGATCCTTTTTTTCTAGCTTCCTTGGGTTGTAAAGTGTTATCATAACTTGTTCCTATTTTTTCATTACCCGCGCCATAGAGAAAGGCGTAAGTGACAGTCTTAACCTGTCTTCGGGTGATTCCTATTTTGTCTGCATTAACTTGATGTATATCATCATTCAGTAATATGTCGGCATATCGACCTCCGTCATATCGTCCAAGGTAGTGAGCAAGCATTCTTAGCTCTATACCTGATAGGTCAGCACCTACCATTGTCATTCTTGGACTAGCTGTAAATAGTTCTCTAAATTCTTTTTCTGCTGGAACTTGTGCTAAGTTCGGTTTCCTATGAGCACATCTAAATGTGTTAGTAGAAACTGAACAGTGATGGTGTATTCGACCTTCACTCGTAACAAGCTTGTTCCATGCGTTCACGCCTTCGGATATCATTCCAAGCTGCTTTTTTATCGTCAAACATTTCGCACATTGTTTCGAGAAGGGAATATCGATCTCCATCAATGTAGTCTCGTCGATAATTGGTTTCCCAGTCGTGGTGGTCTTGCTCAGTTTGAGTTTGAAATGTGTCTTCAGAATCCATGCTATATGGTCTCGTGATGTTGGGTTAAACTCCTTTATTCGTTGTATTTCACATCCTTCTCTGTATCCTTGTGTTGCGTTATCTCGTTTAGGAGTGAACAACGATCCTGCAACGAAAGGGAATTGTCCTCGAAGTATTTCAGTAAGTTCTTCCATCTCTCTTCTGAGATGTGACTCAAGTTGCTGACTTTTTTGTTGGTCAAATGTCCATCCATGTATTTCTTGTTCTGTTAGTATCTCTGCGACTCGGTGCTCTAATCGACACGAGTCAGATAAGGGCGGAAGTGTTCGCATAATTTGGTGGTAACTTTAACGTCTTGTTCGCAGTAATCCTGCATTTCTTGTGACCATTGTTTCCAGTCACTTGTCTTGCCATACTCTCCTTTGTATTCTCCTAGTCTGTGTCCGTAAGCTTCTAAAGAGTGTCTACCATATAATTGCATAGGCATTCTTGGAATTTTACCTACTTCTTTTAATCTC